GGTTGATGTACTAAAATTTGATTTTGATCCCAAGAATCCACGTATTGGTTCAATTGAATTGGATTGGAATACAGAGTTTGTTGAATTGCTCACTGAGCATGGATATTATGGAAATACAGAAGAAGAAATAGTGGATCTATGGCTTAATGATGTTTGTAAGACAATCATTGCAAATCAATTTCCAGGGGCGGCGGCTAATGCTGCTGCTCTAGCCGGTGCTAATATGGTCAATCGAAAGAAAGTTGGCGAGGGTAAGACTGAAGTATCATGATCCAGGTAATTGGTGATGGCTTTGCTGCGGCAAGTTATGCTGCATGTCAGTATAGTTGGGCATCACAAGATACTTCTCATAAACTTAAAGGTCAAACTCCTCATCCTAAAAATTACAACGTATCATTCGCTAAACTGTTAAGTGATATATTACACAATGGTGTTGCAATCAATGCATACGATTTTATAACTTGTGATGATATATTTGACATCACAATGCACACAAATGCATCCCAAGTAGTAATAACTTGGCCCAACCTGTATAAGGGACAAGTGAATCACAACGATGAAATGGTTTACTTTAACTTCAATGATATTGATAAATTTATCCCCGAAGTAAAAACTAAAATGTATGAATATATGAACGGCTTTGAATTGGCAACAGTTCAAAGTCAATTCATTGTCAAATTACAACTATTAATTGAATACCTAAATTCCAAAAATACAAAGCATGTCATGTTAATGAGTGATAGTACAATGCCAACTGACATTGGTAATTGGCTATGGGATCCAAAAATATCCAATATCAAAGCTTGGGCAATGGAACATGGTTATTTAAATGAGTTTGGTTACTTAAATATCAATGGACATAAAAAATTGTCACAATTGATCGCAATGAACTTGACAAATCAATAATAGTAGCATATATTAGTATTATGAAATACTTACTGGTTGACACCGCAAATATGTTCTTTCGTGCTCGTCATGTTGCTGCTCGCGGCGCAGACAGCTGGAGCAAGATTGGTATGAGCTTGCACATCACGTTCAATGCTCTGCTAAAGACCTACCGACAATCCAAACCTGATCATGTTATCTTCTGCTTGGAAGCTCGTAGTTGGCGTAAGGATCATACTGCCAGCTATAAGCGCAACAGGCAGGATAACAAAGATGCCATGAGCAAGACTCAGGCTGAAGAAGATAAGATGTTCTGGGAGACATATGATGAGCTGGTTAAATGGCTTGATGCTAATACTAATAGCAGCGTCATTCGTTGCGATCACGCTGAGGCTGATGACCTCATTGCTCGTTGGATTCACCTTCATCCTGGCGACGATCATATTATATGTAGCACTGACAGCGATTTTTATCAGCTACTTGCACCCAATGTAATCATTGAAAATGGTGTAACTAGCCAAACTATTCGCTTGGATGGTTTCTATGATGACAAGGGCAAGCCTGTAATTGATAAGAAGACCAAGGAACATAAGAAGCCTGGTGATCCCAAGTGGATTTTGTTTGAGAAGATCATGCGTGGCGATACAACTGATAACGTGTTTAGTGCTTATCCGGGTGTTCGTACAAAGGGCACCAGCAAGAAGGTTGGACTTGAGGAAGCCTTTGCGGATCGTGAGCAAAAAGGTTATTCCTGGAATAACATGATGCTACAGCGTTGGATTGATCATGATGGTGTTGAACATCGTGTACTGGATCGTTACGAGGAAAATAAGACACTGATTGATCTTACATGCCAGCCACCTGAGATCAAGCAGAACATTGACAACTACCTTATGAACTTGCAGCCCAAGCAGGTTGGTATGGTGGGTGCTAAGTTTATGAAGTTCTGTGGTAAGTTTGAGCTGGAACGTATGAGCCAAAGTGCAACACAGATGGCAGAAATTCTAGGCAAATCATTACCAAAGGAGACAGTATGAGTACCCCATATTCCTGGACAGTAGAAGTTGTAACGGACCCAGACACAGGAGAGCTAATGCTTCCATTTCCACCAGACCTATTGAGTCAAATGGGCTGGAGTGAGGGCACAGATTTATCCTGGATCGACAATGACAATGGTTCCTTTACAATTAAAAAGAAAGAACCAAAGGTTGAAGAACCTGAAATTGATGATAACGTAGGATGTTGACATGAAAGCCAAAACTATTGTTGAAAATAAATTTTGGATTCTTGAAGAAGAGAATGGTAACAAAGTTGGGACAATAAGCGTCAAAAACAATATTGTGACAGCAGTAATCAATAACCAACCCGTTGCCTTTAAGAATCTTGAAGAGCTGAGCACACGGTATAATGTTACCTTTACTAAGAAGGCAAAGCCAGCTAAAAGCACAGTAAAGAACGAAGTATATGACTATCCCACTGCTCATAGTCCACATAATGCATTATGGCACGTTGAGCGTAAGCTTCCAATCTATACAAAAACAGACAAAAGCAACAGTTACTATTGTGCTGGTTACTATTTGATTAAGTTTCCTCATGGATGGGCAAAGGGATTTAGTCCCAAGTTAATTACACTACAGCGGTACGAGTTCAAAGGACCGTTTAAAAGCAAGAGTGAGGTTTCATAATGGCATTTGGTGGTCATCACATACAGCAATTCAATCAGAGATGCCGTAACTTGTCCAGTGAGGGAAAGGTAGTCTTTACCAATAAGGAGTGTAGGGATCTACAGTCTGAAATACTGGAACTGTTCAATGCTCTTCGTGCTGCTGAGTCACAAATTTTAGAATTGAATCAAAAGATTGCCAGTGCAGATAATATCTCCATTGAATTAAATGGGGGCAATTTCTAGTGATAAATAATAATAGTTAATCAAAGTAAAATGAGTTATGTCAAGACCTAAACCACAAATACTATTGGAGCAAGCTGATAAAACCACTTACAAGTCAGATCAAGTTTTGGCTAGTGAGGGTATTTGGGCAGTTTACTACGATAATAAACCAATTAACCTAAAGACACAGCATCTTTTGGCACAATACCCTGGTCCAAAGTATAAAAAGGTCAGCTTCAGCAATCCTGGACATGCTATTAACTTGTGTAAGAAACTCAACACAAAGTTCAAGACAGCAAAGTTCACTGTGGTAATCTTAAACCAAGGATCACAGGTATTTCCAACGAAGCCATAAGGACCAAAGTTAGTTGGACTATGGAATTGGCACAGTATGCCAAAGACGTTATACCTCACCTAAAAGAAATAGACAAAGGTTTTCCTCTATTTTGGTATAACCCAGATAAAGTACATGGGTTTAGACTTACCCAACGTGGTTTTGATATTATGTCTGGGCGTGGGTACAAGTATTATAATTTTAGGGTGGAAAGAGTATCAAGTCCTGAGATTATACTAATGGATAAAAAGGTTATGCATCCCTGGTTCTATTTTGGTGCATATGTTAGTTTCTTTTATGAGCCAATGGCAGTTGCAATGGCTTTATCAAATAATAATGTTGACAGTGCTGTTAATCTAGTGTACTGTTAAATAGTTAGCGCAAAGAAGCAGAAAACGGTGCTTAACGGGGTTGGACGCCAAAAATAGTCTCGGGTGTAGTCATGGTTAACTACACAACATGCGGGGTTGTCATATTGGTTGTGTCCTAGCCTTCCAAGCTAGTCAAAGGAGTTCGATTCTCCTACCCCGCTCCACTTTTTCGACCAAACAAGGAACAGTATAAATGGCAAGCAAAACTACTCCAAATTGGTCGCAACGTATTGAAGAGAAGAATCCTACTTCAATTGTACATACTAGGAAGAATACTTCACTGGAAGCTTGGAAGGCTATGGTTATTGAAGAGCTTACTCGCCAGTCAGCTTCCAACTTGGTATTGAATCGCCTGGGTGCCCTACATGCTTGGGAGGGCGATGCTACTCCCAGTAGCTATGCTTACACTTTGGTTCAGCGTGAAGTTCGTGCAGAAGACAAGCGCCGCAACCCAATGGGTTAATATTGCAATTGTAACAGTATTTGTTACACTTGGGCTGCTACTTTGGGCAAGATTTGGACCAGATATCTACTGGGATCTGCTGACTCTTGCTCAAATGTGCTTTTAAATCAATAACTTAGCATCAAAATCTTTTCGGTTGACGTATCCCTATTCAATGCTATTATAAGTGTATGATACAGAGAAAGAAGCGTTCCGATCGCAACCACATCATTTACCAAATCACTGTTGGGCGCAAGCTCTACATTGGGGTAACTGCCAAGACGCAGCCAACTGTGGAAAAGTCTGTTCGTTCCCGCATTGCAAAGCACTTCTATCGTGCTCAAACTGAGGGACTCAACTGGTTGCTCTGCAAGGCACTCCGCACGTTGGATTGCAAGGAAGACATTGAATACACCGTGCTTGCTATTGTACGTGGCAAGACTGCGGCACATGAATACGAGCGTGAGCTTATCCGCAAGATGAAACCCTCTCTTAACTCTGACAAACGAGGAGCTTAATATGGCCAAACGCCCGCGTATACAATCCACTGTTACCAATTACGCCATCGAGGATATTTTTGCTGCGGCTGTTGCTGCCCAGCGCACCAACGAGTGTTACGTTGGCAATAACACATCAGTTGGCACAAAATTAACCAATCGTTATATCATGACTGTTATTTTGAACAGGACTAATGTTGACGACTTTGATACCTGCGAAGCTGACTATGCTCGTGCTCGTGAAATAATCGAGTACTACAAGAGCAAGACTGTTGATATTATGACAGGCAAGGCCAATTCATATACAATGAGTGCTGCCAATGCTTCCTATAAGGAATTTGTTGCATCCAATGATCAGCTGACAATTGGATTGATTGCCAGCTTGCCCAATGCTTGGGAGCGCAGTGTTGACTATGATAAGACCTGGGATCGTGTTGACGAGCTCAAGCGCAAGAGCACCCATTTTGGTGCAGTTGGTGACAAGTTCGACGGTAAGGTTGAGGTACTGTCTTGCATTTACAGCAAGAATTGGTTTAAGTACTATATCACTGCACTGACCGAAGCTGGCAACATTGTGAACTTTGCCGGTGATCATGAGTTTAAGAAGGGCAATGTGATTGAAATCACTACTGCTAAGATCAAGCAACATGCTGCCGAGAACATCACTCGTCTGCATTATGTCAGAACAAAGGTTGACAAAGAAGCGTAAGAGTGTATAGTAATAATATAGACGTTAACAACTTGGAGGTGCCAAATGTCTACTAAGTCTAGGTCAAACGATTCCCTTACTGAAACCCGCAGTGTTACTCTTGATGCTGCAAAGCGTGAAATTATGGTTGCTATGAAGCGTAAGCGGCCGCTATTCCTCTGGGGTCCTCCCGGGATCGGCAAGAGCGAGCTGGTTGCAGATATCTGCGAAAGCATGGGCGGCAAGCTGTACGATCTTCGTCTTGCACTTATGGATCCGTCGGATCTTAAGGGTGTTCTTTATTACAATACCGAAATGCATACCGCAACATGGTCGGCGCCGCCCGATCTTCCCACTAAGGAAATTGCTGCTAAGTATCCCATCGTTGTGCTATTCCTCGATGAGATGAACAGTGCTCCGCCCGCTACTCAGGCAGCTGCTTACCAGCTGGTGCTTAACCGTCGTGTTGGTACATATGAGCTTCCCGATAATGTTGTAGTGGTTGCTGCTGGTAACCGTGACACTGATCGTGGTGTTACATATCGTATGCCTGCTCCGCTTGCTAACCGTTTCATTCATCTGACACTTCGTCCGGACTTTGAGACTTGGCAGACCTGGGCTATTGAAAACCGTGTACATTCGGATGTTGTTGGTTACATTACTGCCAACAAGGTTGATCTCTTTAACTTTGATCCCAAGATGAGCGGTCAAAGCTTTGCTACTCCTCGTAGCTGGAGCTTTGTTAGCGAGCTGCTTACCGAGGATCACCTCAACGATACTGAGCTCACGGACCTTGTTGCAGGTACCGTTGGCGAGGGTGTTGCACTTAAGTTCAACGCACATCGTAAGGTGTCTGCTAACATGCCTAATCCCACACATATTCTCGAGGGTAAGGTACGTGAGCTCAAGAACAAGGACATTGGCGCTTGTTATTCACTGACTGTTGCTCTTTGCTACGAGCTCAAGGAGTGCTGGGATAAGAATGCTTCTACTGACAAGGGCAACGACTTCTTCCATGCACAGTTTGATAATGTACTGCGGTTCATTATGGATAACCTAGGCACTGAGTTGCAGGTCATGCTTGTTCATGCTGCTCTTACCACCTACAAGATGCAGTTCAAAAGCAGCAAGCTTAGGAACTTCCAGGAGTTCAATAAGAATGCAGGCAAGCACATTGTGGCTGCGGTGAGTGATAACCGATAATGAGATTTACTGGGGGCGGCACCTCCAGTAACTGCCCTCAGTAATGGAAAAGCCCTGCATCATAGCAGGGCTTTTTTGTGAGTGCCTAAAATTACTTAGGTGCTTCAATTGCTTCTGGTTCAGGCGGACGAGGAATTTCCGTTAGCCAAGTAATATCATTGCTAATAGCATGTTGTGATGCTAGAATCATCTGCCCACCATAAGTGATAACCTGTGGATTAGTATGCATAATTCTTGCACACTTTTCCAATGCTTCATTCATGTCAGGTAACCCAACTGTGTAGTAATGTGAATGACTGGTGAAAACTGCGTCCAATTCTTCAAATAGTGATGCCATCTTAAAAACTCCTTATACTGTATTTATATTAGTTCCAGAACTGCACCGGTGCTTTTGGTGTTGCACTGGGATCAGTAAGGCCTTTACCAAATGCGCCTGTTTTATATTTTGTCAATAAGCCAGTATCAGTTAGGAATAAGCTTGTGTTATTATCCAACTGGCTACTGATGAAATCTTGAGTTCCATATTTTCCTTTTATTAATTGAGCATAGTACAAGTTTTCACGTTGGTTGACAGGTGGTAAATTGGTTCTAATTGTTGCCTGAGGAATAACTTCAGGATCCCAAAGCTGTGCAGTCCAGTTATTGTTAATATTTAGATTTGAGACCGTTGGTATTGATAGACTATATGTAAATGAACCTGTAGAAACAGTAGTACTGAATGTTGGAGTATTAGTACTAGATACAGTTGCACCACCGTTATTAAAAATACCACTTATTGACATAGTAACACCGGCAGGGTTAGATATAGTATTAAGACCGGTTGCATCAGTTGTTGCACTGCTAGATTGTAATGCCAGTAGACTTACTGTTCCACTGCTTACTGTGGTTGTTAGCGGTCCCACAGGTGTAAAGTTTTGTGTATATAATGCTCCACCTGCTACTATTCTTACATTGGATATAGATCCAAGAAATTTACCATACGTGCCTTGTGCTGATGCTCCTATTGATATTGGATAAGATGCAACATATATTGTGGGTGCAGAAATTGAAGCTTGTTGTGTACCATTTACAAAAAGCCTTAAAGTTCCACTATTATATGATACCGCCAAATGATACCAAGTATTAGTTGTTATGAGACCAGTTGGTGTTATTATGCTGGCAACTGTTCCTCTGTTACTACTGGTCCAATATATAAACTGAACTGCTCCATTGGTTTCAACTCTATATTGGAATATAGCGCCATTATTCAGTGCATCATCTTGATAAATTAATGCTGGAGTATTAGAAAGACTGGACATATTTGCCCAACATTCTATAGTAAATGCTGTAGCAGATAATGCTGTTGTAGATTGTGTAACAAGATACTGGCTACTACCATTAAATGAACCATACCAAGTTCCACCTGTTATATATGAGAAGGGAACAATAGTATTACTAGTATCACTGATAGTACTACTCTGCGCAGTCAATAAACTTGTCCCACTTATAGCAGTTAATGGTGTTGCTGATGGGACAACAAATACTGATGAAGCTGGATCATAAACAGCAGAGCCGTTAACTATGCGCAGATTACTGATGTAACCATCAAAGTAACCGTCAACAAATCCAGTGGGTCCACCACCAATACCTAAACCTGCTTGCCCATAATTCGTAGTATCAGAAACTGCTGCTTGTAAAGGAACGCCATTTACATATAATCTTGCACTGCCGGATTTTCTTACAAAAGCAATATGGTACCAAGTGTTGGTTAACAACCCAGTAGTAGAACCCAAAGAATAGCTACTTTGATTTTGAGGACCGGATCTAATAGTTCCATTACTATTTAGATAGAATGTAATACCACCGGTGGCAGTTGCCTCTACTAAATTACAGCTAGTAGTAGCCCAAGCAGTTGATTTATAAAACCAACCTTCTATGGTAAAGTCACCACTTAACGCAAATGCAGCATTTGATGGAACATTTAGATATTGACTAGTACCATTGAATGCAATGCTATAAGTTGGATTAATTAATGTGGTACTACCACCAGATGAACTTGCAAATGAATTTATAGTAGCAATAGCTTGATTGTTGGTAGAATTATCAGTTAACAATAGATAATCATTTACTGCTGGTGGAACATTTCCAAATACACTTATACTTGGTGTTGTTGATACAGAAGTAACATTACTAATAAGGTTAGATGGTGTATATGTCATACTAATACTTGCAGGATTAGATATAGTGTTAATACCTGTTCCATCGGTTGTTGCTGAACTAGTTTGTAAAGCAAGTATAGAAGTAGTTCCACTAGTTACTGTAGTTGTTAATGGACCAGCTGGAGTAAAGTTTTGTGTATATAAGGCTGCACCTTTTACAATGCGGAAATTGGAGATATAGCCCTGGAACCAATCGTATGACAATGGACTAAATGGTTGTGTTCCAATCCATAATGATTGCCCAGCTGCTGATTCATAATATGATGAACCAGTGGCACCCTGGAACTGTCCATTGACATATATTGAAATAGTTCCATTGAGAACTGAAAGTGCAACATGATACCAAGTGTTTTGAACTATGCTTATTCCACATGTTATAGTAGTATAATAGTTTCCACGCCATGCATATCCAAGACTAAGAGTTCCGCCTGCAGAAACTAACCAATTTCTATTTTGAGTATCATTTCCTGAGACAAACAAGTGCCCTGTTTTACCACCATTGGTGCTCTGATACCAAAATTCAATAGTTCCAGTATTATTCCAAATATCATAAGCAGCACTATAGCCTGCAGATAGATACTGGTTACTGCCATTGAATGATCCGTAATATGTCGGTGATGCGGAATTCATATATGTTATTAGATTGGCAAGGCTATTGTCAACAAGACTAGTATTCTGTAGCGTTAGCAGGGTTGTTTCTAAACCACTTAACCCAACAACATTAGTGCGACTATCCTGTATCCTGCTTAATGGGCCTTGTGGTGTAAAGTTACCAGTATATACAGCCGTGCCAATTACTAAACGGACATTTGAAATGTAACCAGTAAAGGTTGCAGTTGCATAATTTGCATTTCCAATCATCAATGGGTAACTGCTTGCAGCATATACAGCGCCGGCAGCTGATCCCGTACCAGAAGCTACTCCATTGACATAAAGAGTAAATGTATTGCCGGATCTTACTAATGCAACATGATACCAGACCCCAACAGTTATAGTTGGGCCAGTGATAATAAATGCCCAACTGACGCCGTCTGTGGAAACTAATGCTCGAACCTGAGTGCCATTGAGCTGTAACAGATAGGGACCAAGAGAAGCAGGATTGGCTTTTGACACAATACTTGACCCGTTAGCACCACCCGCTGAAGTTAGATTAAACCAAGCCTCAACTGTATAGTTACTTGATCCTGGCTGCAATACAGTGGAGTCTGTAACACTTAGATAATTACCTCCAGCAAACACTCCGTAATTTGTAGGTCCAAGTGTCATATAGTTGATATTGGAAACAGCATTATTGAATGTTAATACTGTATTAGAACCACTTATTGTTTTTGTAATTGGGACAGGATATAATATGGGAGTCTTTGAACTTGCTTGCCCAGTAACCACAATATTACTGTTGGTTTTATCAGTCCAGTAAGCACTGTTAATAACTTCCAATTTGTTGCTGACGGGTGAATAGAACACAGTATTCTTAGTAGCAGGTTGTTTAAACTTGTCAACATTACCAGAATCAATTGGAGTTGTTGTCGTTGGATCAGCTTTGCTGGGGATATAAACACCGTATTTTCCTATTGCTAAGTTTCTATAGTATAGGTTTTCACGAGCAATACCAGTGCTGGTTGTTGTTCTGACATTTACCTGCTTGTATAGATCAGGCTCCCATATCTGTACAGTTACAGTATTATTAAGATTTAGTTTAGCAACACTTGCTGTTGGAACAGTAACATTATAAAGTGGTACGCTAAGTTGATCAGTTATAGTTCCTGTTTGATCCAAGGCTAATACTGTAGTACCGGCTGTAGCACCAAATGCTCTTACCGTGGCGCCGTCCAGCACCTTCTTTCCTGGCCAGATGATTCTTACAGCACCAGATTGCGCACTTAAACCTCCAACATTATAGAAATTATAACCACCACCACCATATGCTATACCATTTCCAATATTAGTACTACCTGGATTACCTGAGCTACCTGGATATGCACCGTTAAATACTGCTGCTCCTGTAGTACCTATACCATAAACACCAACGCCGCCGCCCGGTCCTGAGAACCAACCACTATACACTGTTGGAAGTATTACGCCAGCACCACCACTACCACCACCGCTATTTGCAGCAGCCGCAGTTGGCTGTGTATCATATCCTGGATTACCACCATTACCACCATATCCACCGGCGCCACCACCACCACCACCGCCACTAGTACCGGCAGGACCAGCAGCATAACCGTGTGAACCTTCAGAATTGTTTCCACCAATGCCACCGCCGTCACCTACGAAATTACCGCCAGGTATATAAGGAGTTCCAAATTGGAATGGAGGGGCACCGTTACCTCTAACTATAGTAGGATTATTAAAATAACTATCCCCACCGTTAGCAGACACAAAACCTTGACCGCTAGAATCGAGAACACCACCATACAAACCAACAGCAACAGTATAAGTTTGTCCTGGAACCACAGTGATGTTATTCTTCCAACCGAGACCACCACCACCACCGGAACCACCACCAACAGCAACTACGCTAACACTATAGACATTAGCTGGGCAAGTCCAAGTGTAAAGACGTTGGTTAGTAGCATTGGAAATTACAAGTGTAGAATTTACAGTGGTAGCGTCATATAATGCTTGCCCAAGAGGAACACTTATAGTAGCGCCCGCAGCAGTACCAATTACGCTAAAATTATTAGCACCAATAACTGCTTGGTTTCCAGTAATATCAGTTAATAAGAGATAGTCACTAGTGGATAGCTCCATTCCTAAATTTACTAATGATGTGGGTTTTAAAAATTGTAGAGTAATATCTGAGCCACTTCTAATAATGCCATTTATAGTTGATGTTGCCACTCCATATTTTGGATTTGCCTGACCAACAGCAACACTATTGTTTGCTGGATTTATCCATAATGCGCTATCAAAATTTGACAATGTTACTGGATCAAATTTATATTCACTACCAGGAATGCCTGAAGGATCAGCTTTTCTTGGGAAATACTGGCCGTAACGACCAGGAGTTGTTACTGAAGAATATAATCTATCACGTGGAGTGGTAATAGAATTTGGTAATAGATTTGACTGTGCCATCAAATCTGCTTCCCACAACTGATATGCCCAGGGATTGTTGATGTTTAAGTTTGCGACACCTGTGGTTGGAACTGATAATTGATAAGAAGTAGCACCAAGAGAAATACTTGTGGTTAGATTTGGAGCAACTGTAGATATAGTTACTCCACCATTATTTGTAATAGTAAAGTTATTGGTTAAGTCAGTAGTTGAATCCCTGAGTGTTAATAAAACGGTACCGGCTATAGCAGTTAGTGGTGAAGCTGATGGAGTAAAATTAGATGTACCCTTTAGTACTCTTAGATTACTGATGTAACCAGGAAAATAATAGTTATTACCATTAAGATTATTACGTCCAATAGTCCATGTTGTGTGATCATTCCAAGGAGTATATCCACCTGATACTATTGGAACTCCATTTACATATAAAGTTGCTGTTGATCCTGTTCCTACAAAAGCAACATGATACCATGTATTCAGACTAAAATTATAGTTTCCAGTAATATTAAGAACAGTATATATCGCTTGATATGCTCCATATACTCTCAACCCTGTCCAAGATGATGCTGTGCCCACAACATTAAATTCAAGCCCTGAGCCACCCGCTTGAATTCCAATATCATTTGCAATTATTGTAGCCGCGTAACTACTATTGTAATTTGATGAGTATCCTGTCAAATTAATCCAAGATTCAATACTAAAAGTACCAGATGATAAACTCATATTACTATCACCAGTGAAATTTAACCATTGATTGCTACCATTAAATTGACCACTGTAAGTTCCACTCACTACAACACTACTACCGCCGGAAGTTATACCATTTATCTGCGCCAATGCTTGATAGTTTGTGACTGTATCAGTTATCAATGCAAAATCATTGACAGCAGGAACAGCACCTGTTGATAAACTCTGAGTAGTTGTTGCATTACCCGCATTAAGTATAGCTTGACCAACTGGGAATGTTGTTGCCGTTACAAAATTATTATTAGTAATAATATTCAATCCAGCAGTATCAGTAATTGCAGTGCTGGATTGTAGTGCTAATAGACTGGTTTCAGATCCAGTTAGTGCAACAACATTAGTGCGAGAAGATTGTGTAGTGTTCAGTGGCCCAACTGGAGTAAATGCACCAGTATAAACTGCTGTGCCCTTAACGACACGGAAGTTTGATATATGCCCAGTCATTATGTATGAAGTACTATAATAACTACCTATAGCTACTGCATTATTGGGATAATTGAAAGTATCAGCTGCTGAATAGACCGGCACACCATTAATATAAAGGTATGTCACTGAAGATAGTCTAACTAAAGCAATATGATACCATGTATTAGTAAGGATTGTGCTTGGATAAACATAACTGGTACCACCATAATAAATCACCCACCCACCGCTATCAGTGGAAGCAGCAAATGCAAGTCCAGCGCCAGTTGATGGTAGTAATGTTGGAGATATATGAAATACTCCAACATTACTAATTGATCCTGTAAAATTAACCCAACACTCTATAGTAAAATTACCAGTACCAAAGTTATAACGAGCATTTGCAGGAATTGATAGATAATTGTTGCTGTTAAATACTCCACCATATGTAGTTGATGGAATATAAGTTGGTTGCGCAACTATAACTGCATTATCAACAAAAGCAGCATTCTGAAGTGTTAGCAATTTAGTTTCAGTACCACCAAGTGCTTGAACATTTGGTCTGGTAGGCTGTACTGTGCTTAATGGTCCAACTGGTGTAAAGTTGCCAGTATAGACAATATTTTGTGTTATTCTAGCATTGCTGATATTCCCGTATACTCCATTGCCAATATATAATGGTTGTGGGGTATTTGCTGAACTGTATGCAAATCCCAGTGGTAATTGATATGTGGGTATTACGCTTAATGGTGTGGCTACTCCGTTTATGTATACTGTTATGGTTTTATTTGTATTAAATGTTACTGCAATATGTGTCCAAGCATTAAGAGGAATTATATTTGCTGCTGTTTGCAATCCTACAATGTTTGCTACACCAGTAACACCTCTATAGATTTGTATATCAATACCTTGAGTTACAGCATTATTAAAGTAAATAGCCATTCCAACTTGGGTAGCAGTTGAACTTGTATAAAACATATATCCTAATGTGGCAACTGTTGGGTAAAGCCAACATTCTATTGTCCAATTTGATTGTCCATTGTGTAGGAAATTATAACTACCCGCTATGCCAGACTGAAGAAAGTTACCGCCATTAAATGTACCATAATATGTGCTACCACTGGTCATATAATTGATGCTGGCAGCAGGATTATTAAATGTTAATACAGCATTTGAGCCACTTATCAATTGACTGCTTGCAGTTGAATAGTTCACAAGTTTTGGATTAGCAGTACCAACAGCAACCCTATTAGTGTTACTGGGATATGTCCAATACTTTGTATCAAAGTTTGATAATGTATATGGATCGTAACTTAAATCATCTTTAGGAGTGGGATTTTTAATTACCACTAACTGTCTAAAGCTGTTCACATCAAATTTATAATCACTGCCTGGAATACCAGCTGGAGTGTTTGATGGGAAAGATCTACCGTAACGACCTTTTGCCAGTGTAGCATAGTATAGATTCTCACGAGCAACACCAGTGCTGGTTGTTGTTCTGACATTAGTCTGAGCGAATACTTCAGGATCCCATAGCTGGTAAATTAAATTGCTGCTGGTGTTTAAGTTAGCAAGACTAGTTGATGGAACTGTGATTGTTGTTGCAGTTTTGGCAGTTATCTGTGCCAATGCTTGATTATTGTTTGTATCAGTGACCAGCAAATAATCATTGATTGCTGGAGTTGGTGTTGTAAGTGCAGTACCAGATATTACTGGATTTCCATTTACTATTGGCCACCCAGATGAAGTAGTCATTATTACCCCAGTGTTAACAACAGGGTATGCGTTAATAGAATTATCAACTGTAACAGCGTCCTGCAATGTTAATAATACAGTACCTGGCACAGCAGTTAATGGTCCACTAGGTGTGAAATTATTAGTGTAAAGTGCTCTACTCTGCACAAATCTAAAATTTGACACGCTGCCAAGCTGTGAAGTTGGATATATATTAAATCCAGTATTTGTAGGATTTGTAGTTAAACGTAGTGTATTTGAACTTGCAACATTGTTTCCATTTACAAACAATCTCGCTACTGATCCATCAAATGATACAGCTATATGATACCATCTATTAGATACAATTGGTGTTGGACTACTAATAGTACTCCAAGTTGTACCATTGTAACTTCCAAAATAGGGATATGTTCCATAAGTTTTGCCATTACTGGTTCCATCGTTGAGACCTGTTGAATATGGTATTGTGTCAGTGCTTATTGCATAGGTATTATATGCAACTGGCCCTTGGGTGCCATAATTATCCATTACCCAATATTCAATTGTAAATGGACTTAATGGACCTTGAGGCGCAGGAGTGAATGTTGGGAATGAAAGCGAATACGGATACCCAACAGCAAGATATGTAGTGGATGACATATACGGTATTGGACCAAAATAGTTAGAATTATCAACCAATGCAGAACTTTGCAATGTCAATAATACGGTTTCGTTACCAGTTAATGCTTTAACATTTGTTCTGGCAGATTGTATTGTGCTTAATGGGCCAATTGGGACAAATGTTCCAGTATATATTGCGGTAAATGCAAATCTTAAATTGCTAATATATCCTGTGAAAGTAGTGTTACTTGATCCTAAACCACCGATATAAAAATTACCAACATATGGCAAATTATTGTTTGTATTAGTCGTAGTTCCTACTGCGACACCGTCAATCCAGAATGTATATACACCTACACTTCTTGTGACTGCAAAATGATGCCAAGAATTTAATGATGCTGTTCCTGATAATGTAACATAATTCGAGACACTATCACCTGCTGTTGCATACCAAGTTGTGCCACTGTGGTATATAGTTAAACCAAATTGATTACCTGTCGTAAAAAGATAATCAGTTGCGTTTGTTGTTGTAGTAGCATACGCCCAACATTCAATTGTAAAATCAGTAAGATAGCTATTAATCTGACTTAGATAATACCATGCATATATTATAGGACTTCCTGTAGCACTGCCACTGAACGTACCATAATAAGTTGGAGTATATGTTAATACAGTATTACCACCACCACTAGTTGCTGTTACTAGAGCATTTAACGACAGCGCATTAATATTTTTTGCACTCGCTTGCCCAACAGCAACAACATTTTGATTGTCAGGTTTTTTCCAATAATTGCTGTCAAAATTTGATAGACGGTCAGCATTAACATTTGCGGGTAATGCACCAGGTGATACTTTACTTGGGAAATAACTACCGTATTTGCCTCTTACTAAGTTAGCATAATATAGATTTTCACGAGGATTGACAGGTGATTGAGTAGTGCTAACTGTGCTCTGCAGAATAGTATTATCAATCTTACTCAGTGAAATGACATTTGATGGATCATTGTATGAGTTTTTATTGGGGAAGAAAGTTCCATATATGCTAGGTGTTAAGCGAGCATAATATAAATTCTCACGAGGATTAGTTGGAGATACAATAGTAGAAACATTTGTTTGAGGATAAACTTCAAGATCCCACAACTGTGAAGTTAAGGTATTAGTCAGTGATATATTAGCTACACTTGTTGTTGGAACTGATACGGTATATGAGAAATTAGCACCAGTAGTAACAGCATTTACTGGAGCTAATGATTGATTGTTACTTGCTATATCAGTTACTAATACATATTCACCAACAGTGGGTATTGTGCCAGATGATACGCTGGCAACACTTGTTACTGCTGAACTGTTATTATAAACTATTTGACCTGAATTAGCAGTTAATATGTTATTGGTATTGGTTATAACTGTGCCAAGAACACTATTGTCAATAATTGTTGCGTCATTCTGTAGAGTTAGTATAACAGTTTCACTGCCAGTCAATGCAGCAACATTTGTTCTAGAAGCCTGAATTCTACTTAGTGGACCCTGTGGCGTAAAGTTACCAGTGTATACACCTACACCCTTAACAAAACGAAAATTACTTATATACCCATTGAAATAGTTATTTCCTGCAAGATCCCATCTTCTACCAATGTAATACCCGCCGCCGACATTTAATGTTGTCTGTGCTGGTGCACCGGTAGTCAGTGAATTAACCTGAGAACCGTTTATGAATAATCTTAGTGTGGTACCGTCATATGATACAGCAAAGTGATACCAGGTGTTTAATACGCAAGCAGTAGGACTATAAAGGAAAATGTTCCAACTACTACCATTATAAGATGAGAAGTATGGATAGGGTCCAGGAATTGATGGATCACCCTGGTTAGTGAATCCAATACAGTATGGAATAGTACCACTGCCACCATATGCGCTAGTGGCAACGATACCAGAAGCAAACGCACTATTATATACCCAACATTCTATGGTAAAAGGTGCTGCTGCTGTGGTTTGTATTGGAGTATAAGCAAGTGATAAATTCTGATTAAGACCGTTAAATCCAGCATAATTCACAGTGGATGACATATAAGTAGGCTGAATTGGACCATTTGATACAGAGTTATCAATCGTTGGAGAACTATTTTGTAATGTTAATAGTGTAGTTTCAGATCCGCTTATTGCTCTAACATTAATACGAGAAGGTTGTACGGTGCTTAATGGACCAACTGGTGTAAAGTTACCAGTATATACTGCTATGCCCTTAACAATACGGAAGTTTGATATAGAACCTGAAAATTGTTCAGTGAAATTGGTTACACCACCAATACTTAATGACGCTGAGTAATCAGTTATAGTCACTGGTGTTTGATATATATTCACACCATCTAGATAGATGTTAATATTAGTACCATCATATACATATGCTGCGTGATGCCAAATATTTGCAGATGGAGTTACTGTAGATTCGTAATTGGTACCGTTGTAGAAACTCATAACGCCAGTAGTTAATCTTAGATAACCTTCATAACTGCAACTGGCGCTAACACCAACTCTCTTAGCAAACATAGTTCTATATGAGCTATAATCGCCATTTGTTAAGAACCAATATTCAATAGTCCATGCACCACCAGCTAATACCAATCTTGGAGAATCTTGAAATAACAACTCTGCAGATGAACCATTAAATGATCCATAATATGTACTGCTCAGTGATATTCCTGTAATACCAGAACTTGGATTATTAAATGTTAGTAAAGTATTTGATCCACTTGTTGATGTGCTTGATACTGTGCTATATGTATAAATGTTGGGTAGTTTTGAATTTGCCTGCCCAACTGCTACTTTATTTAAATTAGTTTTCACTGCCCACGTTGACGAATCAAACTGAGACATATTATATGAAGTTGGGGCAAAGAACAATTGTGTTTGATTGCTTCTAAATCTACTATATGCAGAGAAGTTTCCCAGTGATATAATATTTGATGGATCATTATATACATTCTTTCCTGGAAAGAGCAATCCATATTTGCTAGGTGCCAATCCTGCATAGAATAGATTTTCACGAGGAATACCAGTGCTTGTATTTGTTGCAACACTGGTTTGAGGTATTACCTCAGGATCCCAGAACTTCACTGACCACGTAGCGTTGGGATTAAGATTAGCAACATTTGCTGTTGGAACAGTAATAATGCTTTCTAAGAATGTGCCTGATTGATCAGTAGCCAACAGTGTTGTTGCGGTAGTTGCGCCAAATGATCTAATAGTAGCATTGTCAGCACGTTTTACTGCTGGCCAAATGATTCTGACTGCACCTAATCCACCACTGGCGCCACCATCGCCTAAGTTATCACCTGCACCACCACCACCGTAGCTGCCGCCTGGTCCAGAATAAGTTGCACCGCCTTCGCCAGCACCGCCACCACCACCAGATCCGCCGCCACCACCACCAGATCCGCCGCCCTCACCACCTGAG